ATCTGACAAATCAGGATACAGAACTGGATTTATTTCATCGTTATTAGAAGATTGCCTGTTGGACTTATGCTGTGTACGGAATGCATTTGGGCAATAAAAAGCAAGATCTTTATCTGTATATCTTCTGGAAATTTCGTTGTAAGACCAAGTTCTGTGCCGCATATGCTGAGAACGCACAAAAAGAGGAACGACAAACTTAAAGGTAACCACATTGTGCTCGAACGTACTCGTGTGTCTGTGTTTAACGAGATAGTTAACAAGTTTCTTATCTCTATCATCTAGTTCCTCCTTTTCTACCCCAAATGAAACACGGGCACTGTTTACAATTGTAAGATCAGAGCCCATGTGGTCTATATATTGTACTTTACCTATACCATCCTGATATAGATGAATCGTATTGCAATACTGCATATTTTTTCCTACAATTTTCTAAAAATTACGTCTGGCATCCCTCTGCGATACATAACCCATTTATCTACTGGTACGCAAGTTCTTTGAAAGCCACTTTCAACGGATATTGTCACTTCTTCTGTTGGCAATTCTGCCGGTTTTGAATTGTACAATTGCTTAAAGGCCTTTGCGTATACTGATGTGTTTTCATCAAAAACGTTTGTCATAGGGTAAAGCCACCCCTCCGGTTTATACTCCCCGTTCCAATCATATATTTGTGTAAGTGTTTGAAAACCATATTTTCTATAGTTACCCGACAAAAAACCATCAAAATGATCCAATTTTGTTCCTCCGGCTTTTATAGCATCTGGCATAAATTTGGAACTTAATTTTGATAATTCTCCTCCAGTATTATTGTGTACAGCCACAATGTCATCTCCATCCTTGATGGCAAACCCCGCATTGTAACCCTTTAGGATATATAAATCCATCTTTGCAAGATCTTCAACTTCATAGTATGTCAAAAAAGGACTTCTTTTTCCGGAATACAAAGACTTTCTAAACCTTTGTACTATCGGCAAATTCGGCGAAGAACCTTTACTAATATCGTACTGTAGATTTGCTATATTTTCAGTTATGGCACCTTCATTTTTAAAAAAATCAATCGCCAACATTGTATTGAAGGCTACCTCTGCCATTTTATCCGGAGATATCACTTCACCTGTTGTTTTTGCGCTTGATAATTGATCAGGATCCACATCGAACACATTGATGCTATTCAAATACTCTGCTCCTGCTTTTTCGAAGATCTTTCTTTCGTGCAGAAGCACAGAATTTTCTTTATTTTCAAGTATAACCTCTTGAATGATTTTCTTTAATTGTTTCTTATTCATCATATAATCTCCCGTAAACATAGTTTTCTAGCACTAGATAATTAGTCTCGCCCATCGCTTTTACTTCACATAACATTCTTCTTTCGACGACAATCGTTTCTCCTATATTTATTCCAGTAGTGCAATCACCAGAAACATCTAAAACATCACAAACAACGTAAGGATTATTAGATCCCTTGTAGTTATCGGGAAGAATTATTGTCATTTCAGATTCTTTTTCTTCAATGGGCAACACTAATAGGTGTCTATTTTTTGGTTCAAAGTGCATCTTTCCTCCATCACTAATATAACAAAAAGCCTTTAACATAATGTTAATATAACATGTTAAAGGCTTAATGTCAAGTTTAATTGTGAGAATTCTTTTTATTTTGAATTTCTGCTCTTAATTCTTTGAGTTCTTTGATTGCTGTTAGTGCTGCTTTTCTAGCTCGTGGAGCTGCTGCTTTATATCCATAAGAACCAGCCTCTACTTTGTCTACATCAGCCATAGCATCTTTAAGCTCTTCAATGATTAATTCAAGTCTTTCTCTCATCTGCTTCTCCTTAAATTATAGTGCAGCTTCCTCCAGCACATGCAAGTTCTCCTTGCAAATCGGTGTTATCTTCCTGCTCTTTAATTAGATCCAAATCCACTCTTTTCACAAATTTCAATAAAGATTGGTATTCTTCTTCATCACAATCAGTAAAAGGAGCCTGAACATAAGTGTGATCAGAGAAAGGTAGAACAGATAATCCATTATAGCTTCTTCGATTTAACCACATCCATTCTCCAACAGCAGCCCACTCTTCTTTTTTGATTGTTACTGTTGCAGAAACATTATGCGTGTTGTTTCCATTTTGATGCCCTCCTTTAATCCAAGTTTCACTAATGTGTTTTACCCTTTTAAGAAGATCCAAAGCGCTCTCGTGCCTTGTTATGGCCCCTTGTGGAGCTTTTTGCGGCACCATTATGATTGCTGTGTCATGAGGTCTAAATTTATCATCTTCAATCAACTCTGGAAGATTTTCCAGCAAATAAGAATAAATGGCTTCATTTTTTCCTACGCGTAATCTGCGGATGTAATAATCATTATGCCACGCATGAATTCCAGATGAAGTTCCTAGAGTCAAAGAAGTTGTCCCAGCAGGCTTAACACAAGTTGTTCTTGCTGCTGGATTAATTCCAATTTGCATTGCAACTCTTCTGTTTTCCTTCTTAACAACCAAGGATGCAGCATTGAGGTCTAAATCTAGGATGCCACCTGAAGCAATACCTGTCATAGAAACGCCGATAAGAGCATCTTTTTCAGTGTTTCGTTGCCAAACAGGTCTCAGATAATGAAAGTCAGTATAAGACGCTTGAAGAGTCCCTATGAACGCTGCTGCACTAACTCTTTCTTCAAGTTCGCTTTGAGTTGTTACATCGGAAACATTTACTTCTGTAAGATTGCAGAATTGGTATGGTCTCAAGCCTATTTCACAGCAGGGGTTTGTTCCCCAGTCTTTGTCGTTGGAGAAATAAAATCCCGGCTCTCCAGATCCAGACTCACGAACTCTATCCCAGATAGACATAAAAGTATCCCTATCAATGCGATGACGCATAAGAACAACTGAATTGTTTGCTCGACCTCGCTGTGGGTTGAGCTCCCACCAGTTTCCTGCTTTTGCTGCGAGCATTTCTTCGTCGTCAGCAGAGAAAAGGGAAATAAGAGCAGCGCGACGAATACCTCCAGCAAGAACCGCATCCGCAATGTGACAGATGATATCATGAACTTCAATGGCAGTAAGTTGATCACCAGTCTCTTTAGCATCTAACATTCCTTCTATTTTTACTAGGCACTCTCTCAGTGGTTGAGGGCCGGGAGCCTTTCCTCCGGATGTAACTAGTCTCGCACCTTTTGGACGGATGTCAGAATAATCAAAACGTAAACGAGAAGTTCCTTTAAAATAAGAAGAAACCAAAGCTTTGACAGCATCAGCCCAACCTTCAATAGAATCTCCAATAAGAAAACGACGGCTTCTATTTGTTGGCTTACGAATCTCTGGTAGCTTATTTACATGATGTTTCTGGACAGAAAATCCAACGCCTGTTCCTCCGAGAAGAAGAAACATTATCTCAGCAAAAACATGATAATTATCCACTGGGCAAAAAGCACAGTTAAAAATTCTGTTTGGAGAAACTTCGATTGGTTTTCCTCCAAACTGCATTGATCTCATTGAAGGAAGAACCTTCTTGTCATATACAAATTGATATGCATTTACAATTTCTCTTTTCAAACTGGGAAATTTTTTCATATGCATTTCCATATTTCTGGTAACTAATTCGACCCAGTTTTCTCTACGATCCTTGTCTTCCAAAAATCTGGCATATTTCATATGCACCGTTATATCGGATAAAATTTTCTTTTCTAAATCCATCTTGCGCCTCCTATTTCGCTGATAATTCACTATATTTTTTTCTTAAAACTTGCAAAGCATCGGTTGTGCTTGGCATCTCTGCATCATTGTCGTCTCTATTGAGAACTTTTATTGTAACGTCAGACCAATCAACAAAGCAAGGGAAAACAAGCCCATCTGGTCCATTTCTATTTTTTGCAACAAATATTCTTCCTTTATTAGATTGTTTATCCTGAACTGTTCTTGACAAAGAAAAGATAAAATCAGCAACAAAACATTTATTAAATGCTTCAGAAATAGATTCCATCGTAATGACTTCTGCATTGAGACCGCTACGATTTGTTTGAGATGCAGTCCAAACTGGAATTTCATAAACCTGAGCCAATGCACGAAGACCTTCATAAGTTTCTTCAAGTTCATGTCTTTTTTCTCCAGTAGTTCTATCTGGTCTTAGAAGATCTGCATAGTCTACTAAAACCATGTCCGGATAAATACCTCTTTTCTTTAACTTCTCAATGTGATTCTTTATTGTTTGAACAGAAGCAGATTTTGTTGGATATTCTTTGATTATCAAAGATCCATCAACATTTTCAATTTCAGTTAGAACCTCATCTTTTCTAGACCTCAGTTCATTCAGTGGAACACCACTAATGTTGGAATCAAAACGACCACCAACAACGGTGTCTTTTAGCTCTAGAGTGTAATACACAACGGTCTTGCCTTTCTTTAGAGCTTCCGCTGCTAGATGAACAAGAACCATTGATTTACCAGCACCAGTTGGAGCGATGACAACACCAAGTTCATTCTTGCCAAGTCCTCCCTTGCAAATTTCATCCATTCTATCCCACCCAGTTGAAATAGGGCTTCGGTTAACAAACTCAAATCTTTTCAAAGCATCTGTGTGCCAGTTGTGACCAAAATTATTATCAGTTCCTAGTTTTAGAGCGTCTTGAATAACTTTTTCAATCTCATCAAAAGACGATGATTTAATAAGCTTTATTGATTTCATCATAGCTCCTTTAAGAACCTGCTTTCTACAAAAATCTATTGCTTTTTCTTTTATGTAGGTTGCTTCTTCAACACCATCCGATTTCATTATTCTGGCGAAGAAGTTTCTAACTTGTGTTGCTGCCGCTTCGTCATAATGATTTAACTCTGTTCTAAGAACTGCCATCATTACCTCATGATTTGGATGGGTATTATATTTAGCTCTATAATTGATTAATGATTCTGCGAAAATTTGTAAATATTTGAGCTCAAAAAACTCAATTTTTAAAACCTCCGAGATTTGGTCAAAGAACGGTCTGTCCTCCAACATAAGTTGGCACATGTTTTCTTGGAATTTTTTTCCAAAGCGTAAAAATGTCTCTTGATTGTTATCCATAAGTCCTCCAATTTTTAGTAAATATAACTTTCTATTTTCAAAATGTCAAGTATGTTTTTTATCTTTTTATATTTTTCATTATTCGTGTCATTTCCTCGAAGTTAATATATGAACAATCATCTTCAAATAACATTTTTGTAAAATTAAGCCTTAAAAACTCTGGTTCAAACTGGTTTATGCTATTATCAATGAACTCACGATTTATTGGCCTAATGTTAGGATAATATAGCTGCATTATTCTATAATTATTTTTTATTAACTCACTAGATTCAATAATGTTCTCATGTAGTTTAAGCTTTTTTCCTTGCATGCTACAATCTGTAATGATTTGTTCACTAGAACATTCTTGCTCGCTAAGTAAGTAAGGAAAACGTTTTGCAAGTGTTTTAAGCCCAACACCAGACACTCCCGATAAGTTATCGCTTGCGTCTCCAGCAATTGCACGAGCAATGGCAAAATTATTGGGGTGAATCTTAAACTCATCAATAATGCTTTGTTTTGTAACAACCTTGTCTTGGATAGGTCGATAGACAGATGTGTAATCATCACACAGTTGATAGAAGTCTTTATCGGAAGAAACAATGACCTTATCCCATCCTCTGTAATGATGGTGCCGTGCTCCATAAGCGATAACATCGTCGGCTTCAACGAAGTCAATAGAGATTTGAATAACTGGTAACTCATTTAAATACTCCATAAGCCTTAACAGCTGGTAGGCTTTATTTTGTGTCTGTTGTTCGGGAGATAAGTCAATCAGTCTTCTGTTGAACCTTATTGGGCCTCTGCCTTCTTTATATTCTTTATTGAGAGCTCTCTTACGTTGAGAACCTTCATGACCATCCCAAGCAACTATTATTTCATTAGGTTGAAATTTCTTACAAACTTTCTGAAGAGATTTTAAAAATCCTATACACCCTCCGATGGGGTTTCCGCTTCGATCCATTGTTGGATTAACAATGTAACTTCTAATGAACATATTCAGTCCATCAATAAATAAAACTTTATTTCTCATTTGTCCTCCAAGATTTTATAGGTATACATATGTTTTGGATAATGATATTCTAATACCTTGTTTTCATTTAGTGCCCTAAATTTTGTTGGCAAATCTTCTATGAGATAGCCAACAAATTCTTTGCTTTCATGTTTAATCAAAATCTTTTTCATCTTGTCCTCCTATTATGTTTACAATATAACGTGTTATTGAACGCTTGTCAAATTTTAAAATAAAAAACCCCACATCGGTTAAGATGTGGGGCCTAAGTTACAAAGGTTGTTATAAAACCTATTTATTCTTCCTTATCAACATTAAAGTTCTTTCCTTCCGAATCAAACTTCTTAATGATTTCTTCATCCATAATCTCAAAAACAATAGATTTAAACTTTTTATCTTTGAGCATTTCTGACCACTGAGAGCCACGGAACTTTACTTCTTTTCCTTTTGAGTCGATTAGATAGCACCAGCCACCACCTACTTTGTAACGTGAAGTTCCTGATAGCTTTATGGCTTCTAGCCAAGACTCTTCATCTTGGATGCCTACTTTATCTCCCCAAAGAATTTTGAAAGCACAAGTTCTACCTTCAGTTCCAAAACGAGATTTTTCAATCTTGCATTTTACTTCTGAACCAACTCTCAAGCCACTGTCATCTGTGACAAACGCTGCTTTCGCTTTTCGTTTTGTCAGCCAGATTCGCATTGAACAAAAATATTCAATAGCTTTACCTCCCGGTGCAATGTGAGGGGTTGTCATAGCTTCTGCTATATTATTGGTGATGTTGGTTTTGAGCTGATTAATCAAAACAAGTGTGCATTGTTGATTAGCTAGAGGGATTGTAAGTTTTGGAAAAGCCTTTGCAAAGATTCTAGGCTTAACTGCCATTGTAGATTGAGGGTTGAAATCTGATTCAATCTCTTTCTCTGATGAGGTAGCTGCAATGCTGTCCCAAATAAAAAGAAATTGTGTTTCCGGATACTCACCCATTAGATCTTCAATGGTTTCTAGTGTTTTCTCTACTGAAACAGCTTGAATGTACAAAAGTTCATCCGTGTTGACTCCAGCATTTTTTAAGAAAACAGGGTCAATAGCACTTTCAGCATCAAAGTAAACCACAGTGTGGCCCATCTTTTGTGCATTGGCGGCTATTTGAACTGCCATAAAAGATTTACCAGCTGAAGATAAGCCGGCAATCTCTGTTATTTTACCAACAGGGATACCTCCATATTTTCCTCTAACTGTGATAGAGTCAAGCCATCGAGAGCCTGTTGGAATCCATTGTTTTACTTCGGTTGGATTGTCTTCCCGAAGATCATGTGCAACATCAAGTCCGACTTTTTTATTAACGAACTTTTTCATTGCAGAGATATCAATTTTACCTGCCTTTGTAGTACTCATTTTTATTACTTTACCCAATTTGGTCTCCTATTAAATAAAAAATGCCACCTCTTTTTTAAACTAGGGCAGGTGGCGTTTCCCCAAAGGAGTACACTATGGTCTAATCATTGTTCATGAATTTATCAAAGGCCTCGTCTAATCCACTATTGTTCTGTGAGTATTTTGTGGTTTCACTTGAGCTATTTTCGGAGGACGTTTCGGAGGACAAATAGTCATCAAGTAAAGCTTGAACTTCAGATGTTGTTTTTCTATCAAACAACCCACCAATATCAGGAATGGATTCTAGTAGCTCATTGCAATCGGCTACTGCGTCATCGCACAAAACACTAGGGCGTCGACGAGGCTTAAGGGTGGTCTTTGGGAAGGAACCGGGAGTGCCGGGAACGTCATAG